CACGTATCTCTGCGGACTTTGCACTCTCAGGATGCTCGACTAATTCTTCAATGTCAAGCCTCAAAATTAAGTTCTTTGCCAACTGCCGTGCCATGCGACGGGAGAGGCGGGGCTTAAAAAACAGGTTCAGTTTCATAATAGTTATTTATTGTCAGGTCTGGTTGTGCGCGATATTCAGTTATTCGTGTCATGCTTTCGTTGTGGCTAAAAAACTCTGATCCTACATTGCCGTTGCGATGTTTGGCAATGATGACCTCTCCTACGCCCGCTGCCGATACATTACGCCCATCAACAATAGTTTCCTTTTCTCCGTAGTAAGCTGCGCGGTAAAGCAACAAAACAATGTCAGCGTCTTGTTCAATAGCTCCCGATTCCCGAAGATCAGAAAGCATTGGTTTCTTATTCCCGCGCTGTTCTACCTGGCGATTAAGTTGAGATAAGGCAATGACAGGAACATTCAGATCGCGAGCCAGCATCTTCAATCCTCGGCTGATCTCAGACAACTCTCCGTCGCGGGTCTTATTTCTGTCAGAACGGACTTTCATCAGTTGAAGATAATCCACAATGATTAAATCACATTTCTTTTCTTTACGTCGCGCCGTTGCAAAGGCTTCTATTTCGGTCAGGCTTATTGATCCCCGGTCATTAATGATAATATGTTTTGATTTCAGACCGTCAGCTACGTCATAAACTAATCCGCGTTCGCGTTCATCAAGTTTGCCAAGTTTATACCTGATAGCATCAACACCAGAATAACCGACAATTATCCTATCCATTAATCTTTCTCTCGCCATCTCCAATGAGAAAAATATGACTGACTTATTCTGTTCGATAGCACTCTGAACACAAGCCAGAGCAAAGGCCGTTTTCCCTACCGACGGACGGGCGGCAATGATTATCAAATCCGAAGGCTGCCATCCTCCGGTATAATTCGTGAGGTTCGGAAGCGGTGTATTTATGCCTGGGTTCTTACCAATGGCACGTTCTTCAAAAGATATAAGTGATTTAGTTACGGTCTTTTCAGTCGAATAATCTTCAACTCCGCAAAGCCTATTTTCAACAAAGTTTAATTCTTCGGTTATTCTTTCAATGATTTCTTCAGTAGTGCCTAAGTTTACGATATGTGCCGCACTCTCATGAAACCTCCGGACACTTCCCTCTTCAATCAGAATAGAGATATATTCCTGGTAATTAGCCGTAGATGAAAGCTCAGATGAAAGCTCAGTAATATAAACTGCTAATTCTTTACAATGCCTGGTTACGGTTATTATCTCAGGTATAACTCCGTCAGCGATGTTTCTTTGGATAGCATTAAATATCTTCCGGTTCTTGTCATCAACAAAATCATAAACTTCTAAACGTGATACTGCTTCTTTAGCAATGACAATATCATTGAGCATACAGGATAATATTGCTTGTTCTGGATTCATAGCTTAGGAAGGGGCTTATAATATGCAGGTTCAGATTGCGCGTGTTCGGTTTTAATAAACGCCTTGTCACGAGAAGCCCAGGTCGCTAACCTTCGGCTGATTTCAAATGTCTTTTCTAATTCAAATCTCATCTTTGTTTTGGATTTGTTTGGTTCAGTCCAATAATCACAAAAGGACTTTAGCATATTAACGGGATACTGATTTGAATATTGTTTTACTGATTCTTTAAATTCAGTCTCTCTTTCTTTTAATAAACACTCCTTATTTATATTTATATTTTCATTTTCATTTTCAGAGTTTGCTTGATGTTTTGCTTCGTCTTTTGCTTTAGCAGATTGTGTTTTCTCTCCACCCTTTTTACCAGCTTCAGCACGTTTATTTGATATGCTAAAGTCTTTAACCATACGCTTTTGTATCAATTTATCATCCTCAATCTGTAAAACATCCTCATTTATTAATTCTTCAAGACCAGATTTAATGACATCCAAATCATAAGGCAAACTCTTAATCAACTTTAAAGCAAAATTTTGGATCGTGCTTGAGGTTTGCTTGTCTTTTTGCTTAAGCAAAATCATTCCATAAGGATCAGATTTGTGCATAATACACATTACACGTATATAAACTCCAGTAGCAGAAGCCGAACATTCGATCAGTTTTTCATCAGTTAAAAAATCCTGAACGTAAAGCGGCAAATATGGTTGATCTCTTAACGCCATTGTGTATTGAATTTAGGCTGGTATTTTTTAATTAATTCCTTTTCACGATTACGATTTGTTAATTTTTGCCATAATACTTAAATATTAAAAGCCCCCACAAAGCAAAAAGCCGGAAGGAAAACAGAGCTACCCGTTAACAACCTTTCCCGGCCTTTGCCTGTGAGGGCATATTTTAAAATTAATAATTCACGTTTCATCGTAGCTCTATTTTATGTTAACGCAACGTACAAATATACAACTTTATTTCAACTCTGCAAATCTTCACCAAAAATTTCTGTCTGCTGCTCCGGATCAGGAATCCGATAGTTCAGGAACTCCAGAGCATACTCTTTGATTGCATCCACAAACAACATCATTTCAGTTGTTGTCATGTCACGCTTCAGACCTGGAATGGTCAGAATCTCTGCCGTGTGCTTATTTATTATGTCCTTTGATGCGAACATTGATTTCAGATAATTATCAAGTTCTTCAATATTGGCGAACTCCCATCCTGCGTCAATAGCTGCGCGGTGAAAGTGCGGAAGGACACACGAATAATAATACCCTAACTGAGGCTGACTTTTCATACGGCGTTTCTTCCGGATCACAATTTCATACCTACCACCAGGGAGTCGGGCAAGTTCTTCGCGGAACAGCTTGTCGTTAACTATCCGGAACTTGTCCTTCTCCTTTATGGCAATGTACTTAATCATCAGAAAGGCAAACCGCTTATTTCATCCTGCACGGTCATATCCGATTGCGGGGGTTGTTCGGTATATTCACCCCATACCCGGAGATTGCCAAGAATAGGCTGGCTCCTTTTTTCATCTTCAGTCATTGCATCAAGTATCTCCTTTGGAAGAGATTGCTTAACTAAATGAGTGTCTTTTATAGCATCATTTTTGGTTTTACTTTCAAAAGCAATAAGATCAAGATAGATGCCCTTATCGCCTTGAAATAAATGATTAGCCTCAATGGGAATTACCACACAATTAACGGGGCCATTCTGTCCATCCATGCGCCTGATTGCAGCCTTTAACTGCATCAAATTTAGTTTACCTGAAATGTTACTCATTGTTTTCGTTATTAAGTTCATTATCTAATTCCTCCAACTTATCTTTTTTCTCAATAGTCGGAAGTGTATCATACATTATTTTATCGGCACGGTTCATGTCTTTGCCAAACAGTTTACCGATCTTCTCAGCAGCATCTTTAACGGCATAACTCTCAGCCGCCGGAGCAGCTTTCATTACTGCGTCATTCTTCGTGTGATTCCAGTCCATTGCTCCGGCTCCCTTATCGGTCTGAATCGGTGAAGCCCCGATGCCGTCCTGCCAAAGCATTTCATTTGAGAGAACATCCTGATAGTAAAGCCGGATAGTTACCACGACAGAATTAGCGATAACCTGCACCTGCCTGATCTCGACGTTCCACTTTTTGAATATACGGGTCAGCATATATTCAACTCTCTCAATGGGAAGGTACTTTATACCCTTTGCCATTGGATGTTCCTTCAACCACGGCTTCGGCGGTTCCTGATTCAGAAGTATATTTACTTCGTTCTGTTGGTTCTTTAGGTCAAGATCACCTGCAACCAACTGGTCATAACTTGGCAGATTTCTCACTGCCGGTTTGTTTTCACTCATAGTTTCAGATTTTATGATTATAGAATACAATCTCTTTCACTGCCCACTTTGGCAAGTTCAGCTCAATGTTCCCTGACTTCCACTCACAAAATACCTGATATCCCGGCCAACGATTTTCATCAACGCACATCTTATAAAGTTTCAGCAGTTGTTCATACTCATACCGGCCCTGACCAATGAACTGAGGTGATGCTTCAAAGATATTAAATTCATACGGTTTACGCTTTTCCTGTGCAATAAAAAAGAATGACCACCCACGACCATCTCCTGTGATCATCTCCATAAGATCAGAATACAATGCGGCCTGAATATGATAATCATTGTCAGCAGCAGCACGGGCAAACCCATCAGCAGAAGCATCAAAGGTTGTCTTCAGGTCAATGATAAAGTGCTTGTTAGGCTTCACATAATCCGGGCGAGCTTTCAGGTTAATGTCGCCCTCGGTCGTCTGGAGTGTGCCGGTGATTGAATATTCAGCCTCGCCACCCGAAAGAAGCGCACGACAGTAGTAATGCGACATGAGCTTATCCTTCATGTCTTTGATCTTTTGAAAGTCTGACTTCTCTATTGTCTTACGATCTCCTATCAGTCGCATCTCGCTCTCTGCCCACTCTTTGTATTGCTTCGTAGAACGGGGGGATTTAA